CGGCGGCAAGCCATAGGTATCTTGCGAGCCGTGGTTCAGGTCCAACATGTGACGCTCCTCAAAACGGCATCGGGTCGTCGAACGCAGTGCCAGTGCGCTCCTTGACGGCGCCCTGGCGCTGCATGCTCTCGACGAAGCCGGTGATCGCGGCCTCCAGCAGCTGGTCGATCTCGGCGGCGGTGCGGTCATGGAAGGCGTCCATCAGGCCGAGCTCGGTCAGCGCCTCGGCGAAGGGTTTGCGGGCCTCCTTCAGGGCCGCGATCTCACGAGCGGTCTTGTCGATCATGCCGTTGTTCTCCCGTGCCAACGCCGAGCCCTCGTCGAGGCAGCGCATCGAGCAGAAGCGGTAGTAAGGAAAGTGTTCCCAGAGCAGCCGGTGGACGTAGCCGAAGCCACGCCCCTCCCGACCGCACAGGGCGCAGGGCGTTACGCGAGCAAGAACCGGGTCAGGGCCCCGGCATCGGCCGGCCGATCCCTGATTCGCTCCATGCCCAGCACGACGAAGCGCGAGATGGCGTTGGTCGCCATGGCCTCCAGATCGCCCAGCGTGAGCGTGGCGATGGGCTGGTGGAGCCGTCCACGTCCTTCGAGCCATGTGCCGATCGCCCTCGCCGCTTCCCGGGTCACGTGTGCCTGCCATTCATCGTCGGTCATGGCGGTCAGCCGTTGAGCCACGACGGGCCAGACGGTACCGGGGTCGATGCCGACGGCGCGGATACGGGCGCAGCTGCTGGCGCAGCAGGTGTCGGCTGGGCAGACCAGGGCTTGTCTGAAGAGGGCGGCGACGCGTTCCACGCCGGTGCCTGCAAGCTGGCAGCCGGCGCCTTGCGGGCCCGTGCTTTTACCGGATCGGCGGCCACGGACTCACCGCGCATGGCAGCGGCGGCGGAGCCCGACGCGGGCCATGACGGCGGCGCCGTGCGGTTGATCTTGGCGAGCAGCGCGCCGAGATCGGGGGCCTCGGTCATATCGAGACGGCCGGAGCGATCCTTGGCCGGGAGGCCGAAGGGATTGCCGGCGCGGCATACCAGCCGGCGCTCGGTGGCGCGTTCGTCGAGCACCAAGGCACCCTCGGCATCGCGCGAAAACAGATGCATGGAAATCACCTGGTCGACGATGCCGGGCAGCTCGCGTCCCGCCTTCGAACCTTCCATCTGCGGCTGCCAGCTGACCGCGTGCGATTCGTCGGTCACCTTCTCCAACACGCCGACGAAGATCACCGTCTTGCCGGCCGCGTGCTGCAGATGTTTTAGCGCCTGGATCACTTCCCGCCCCAGCAGGCCATAGGCGCCCCGCACATCCGGCTTGCCGGTCCGCTCGGAGAAGGCCTCCGGCTGCTGCTTGGCATAGGCCATCGCTTGCCGGGTGAGGTCGGTAATCGAGTCGACAAACACGATCGATTTCGAGGCCAGGTACTCCTCGACGCCGGTGCCGGCGTACACACTGCGAGCATGCTGGTGGTGCTGGGCGCTGTACCAGGCATTGGGGTCGGCCGCCGGATCGGGCCCGCCGATCAGCACGGCAAGGTCGCGGAAATCCGAAAAGCTTCGGACCGGAATGCTGCCGCCCGGCCAATCCTGCACCGACTTCATGCCAGCCTCGAGATCGAGGCAGACGGTGTCAGCTGCGGGCAACGTCTTGAGCAGGGAGGTCTTACCCGAGCCTGGCGGACCGAAGATGGCAAGCGAGGTCTTGTTGGCTGCGGCCGAAAGCCTCTCGTCGGCTGTGATGATGCGTACGGGCACGTTGGGCTCCTTGTGGCCGGCAGCGGCCGGCGGTTGCGTATCGGTTCACGGCGTCGATCTCTCTGCCTTTTCAAGGAGAATGGCTGGCTATGAGTTCCTGACGTCTGCTTTCACGTTGCGACCGACCGGTCGACGGTCGACACTCCATCGCGAAGGCAAGATGCGATGAAAGCGCGGCCGACCTGGAGAAGTGACACGTGACCAACTACGTCGTGTTCGACTTGGAAACCGTCCCCGACCTCGTGATCGCCCGGCGGCTTCTTCGCCTCGACGCCACGGTACCTGATGAGATCGTGCGCCACGCCATTGCCGAAAAGTATGCGCGCCCGGATCAGGATCCCGCCGAGACATTTCTGAAGGCGCCCTTCCATCGGGTGGTCTGCATCGGCGCCGTGTACGCCGAACGTGAGCACGACGAGCCGTTCACGGTGCGCAGCATTGGCGCTCGCCATATCGGCGACAAAGACGAAGCCAGGCTGATCGGCGACTTCATGGCGAGCTTGCCGCAGGAGCATGCCGGCAAGGGGCCCGTCCTCGTCAGTTTCAACGGCGGCGGCTTCGACCTGCCAGTCCTGCGCTATCGGGCACTCACTCACAGCATATCCATGCCGACGATGTTCCGGGGCAGCGGCCGCGATTATTGGTACCGCTTCGGCTGGGATCACATCGATCTATGCGACATGCTCTCCGGATTCGGTGCATCGTCGCGGCCGAGCCTCAACGAATTGGCTGCCCTCCTCGATGTTCCGGCCAAGCTCGACGGAATGGACGGCTCGCAGGTCGAGGCCTTCGCGGCCGCCGGCCGCCTCGACGACATTGCAAGCTATTGTCTCGGCGACGTCATCACGACCTTCCGACTTCTGCTGCGCTTCGCACTCGTCCGCGGTGAAATCGACAAAGGGATGCTGGCTCGATCCGAACAGTCCCTCGACGAAGCAATCGAGCGGCAGGCAAAGCATCGTCCCCTGCTGTCGGCGATGCGACAGCCGCCGTCGAGGCCGGACGCTGGCGACCCGTCGTGAATTCGGCGCTGGCCCGCCCCGACGCGTCCTGCCCGAAGAGATCGCTTTCGCTGCTTTGGTTCGTCTTGCTCGTCCTGATCAGTTTGTCCGCGCGGGCGGGAGAACCGATCATGGGGACCGCGACGGTCATCGACGGCGACACAATCGAGATCCACGGCACCCGGATCCGCCTCCACGGCATAGACGCCCCTGAGAGCCGCCAGGAATGCAATCGGGCAGACGGCACCAATTGGCGCTGCGGACAGCAGGCGGCGTTCGCACTATCTGATCGAATCGGCCGCTCCACTGTGCGCTGCGAGCCACGCGATCGCGATCGCTATGGACGCATCATCGCCATCTGCTTCAAGGGAGCGGAAGACCTCAATCGATGGATGGTCGCGGCCGGCTGGGCCGTTGCGTACCGTAAGTACTCGCTCGACTATGCAGGAGACGAGGAACAGGCGCATCTGGCCAAGGTCGGGCTATGGGCGGGCACCTTCGATATGCCGTGGGATTGGCGACTGCAGCAGCGCCGGTGAAGGCCCAGCATGCCTTGCCTTGGGAGAGACAACATGGGCCTGAGACTCCTGAAGACGACGCTAATCGCCCTCCTCGCACTAGTGGTCGGCTACGCCGTTGCGCTCGGGGTCGGCCTGGTCGCGTTCGACGTCTTCGAGGTCTCGCAGCGCGAAGGTGCCAATGCGATGGCACTGGCATTCGTCATCTGCCCGTTTGTAGCGGTACTGAGCGCCGTCGTCGCAACAATCTGGTATTGGATCGCTTCCGGTAGGCGCGCCGCGACGACGAACCCCACCGCCGTGGCGGCACCTCGCGGCAACGCTGCGCGTATTACTGCTATCGCCGTGTTTGTCGTCGTCGGATGGCTCGCCGGCACTCTACTGCAATGGGTGTTGGCGGGTCGTTCCTACGAAGCATTCATCGTCGCGCTCGCAGTGTCCACGGCACCTTGGATCGGCGCGATCGTCCTTGGTGGTCTCACATGGTGGCTGACACGCCCGCGAAAAACGCCAGCGAGCTGATCGGCGCGGTCGCATTGATGATGCGACGCCCCCTCGCAGAACAGCGCCGGATGATGCCGCCTACGCATAACACCGCACATCCCCGCGCGGCCCCGCTCGCTGCGGCCGACATGCTCCGGAGGCAAATTCTCTCGATAGATTGATCGCCCACGCAATCCGCGGTGCGATCACAATGTCACCTCTTCACCCCGACCACATGTCAGCCGACGAGCGCCTGGCCGAGATCGCCGAGATTCTTGCGCGCGGCCTCATGCGTCTCCACGCCCGGAAGTCCAGTCCACTATCTGCCGACCGCGGAGACAGTTCCGTCGACTTCCTGCCCGACCGAAGCGGTCATGCCGACACCCTCACACGGAGAACGGCATGAAGGATCACGACACGGTATTGGCGCGCATCGCGGCCTTGAAGGCGACGCCGACCACGAAGCTGAAGGAGCAGTGGACGGCGCTCTTCAACACTCCGCCCCCGCCCTATAACCGGCGCTTCCTGGAAAGCCGGTTGGCCTACCGGATCCAGGAGCTGGCCTACGGCGGCCTGAAGCCCGAGACCGTGCGGCGGCTGGAACAGCTCGGCGAACAGCTAGACGGTGGCAACATCGCCGTGCGCCGGGTGCGAGGCAGCGACATCCCCATCGCCGGCACTCGGCTGCTGCGGGAGTACCAGGGCGTCGAATACACTGTCACCGTAACCACTGATGGTTACGAGTGGCAGGGTCGCCCGTACAAGTCGCTGTCGGTCATCGCCCGGGCCATCACCGGGACCCGCTGGAACGGGCTGCTTTTCTTCGGCCTCAAGAATCGACGGAGCGCGGCATGAAGAAGCCGGTCGTCCGCAAGCTCCGCTGCGCGGTCTACACCCGGAAGTCGACCGAGGAAGGGCTCGACATGGAGTTCAACAGCCTCGACGCCCAGCGCGAGGCTTGCAGCGCCTACATTGCCAGTCAACGCTCCGAGGGCTGGGTCGAACTGGCCGACCCGTACGATGACGGCGGCTACTCGGGTGGCACACTGGAGCGACCGGCACTCCGGCGGCTGATGGCCGACATCGAGGCCGGCCGGGTCGACGTCGTGGTCGTCTACAAGATAGATCGGCTGAGCCGCGCCCTGATGGATTTTGCCCGGCTGGTCGAGGTGTTCGACCGCTGCGGCGTTACCTTCGTCTCGGTCACCCAGTCCTTCAACACGACCACCAGCATGGGGCGGCTGACGCTGAACGTGCTGCTCTCATTCGCCCAGTTCGAGCGCGAGGTTATCGGCGAGCGCATCCGCGACAAGGTCGCCGCCTCACGCCGGCGCGGCATGTGGATGGGCGGGTTCGTGCCCATGGGCTACCGGGTCGAGAACCGAAAGCTGGTGATCCACGAACTCGAGGCGGCGGTCATCCGGAAGATCTTCGAGCGGTTCCTCAAGGTCGGCTCTGCGACGGTGCTCGCCCGGCAGCTTCGGGCCGAGGATGTCCGCAGCCATCGAGGGCGGGTCGTTGACAAGGGGTCCCTGTACCGGATCCTCCGGAACCGGGTGTATGTCGGCCTCGCAGTCCATAAGGGCGTGGCCTACCCCGGCGAGCACGCCGCGATCGTCAGCCAGACGCTCTGGGACAAGGTGCAGTCGATCCTGCAGGAGAGCCCCCGGGTGCGTGGCTCGCGCGCGCGGGCCGCTATTCCCGCGCTCCTCAAGGGGCTGCTGTTTGGCCCTACAGGCCGCGCCATGAGCCCGACGCACACCCGCAAGCACGGCAAGCTCTATCGCTACTACGTCTGTCAGGCTGCTCTGAAGGGCGAGGTTCAGCCGTCACCCATCCGACGGGTCTCGGCGGCTGCCATCGAGGCCGCGGTCATCGATCAGCTACGCGCCCTGCTGCGCTCCCCTGAAGTCGTGATGGCGACCTGGCGGGCCGCAGGGCCTCAGATCGAGGCGCTGTCCGAAGGGGCGGTCCGAGAGGCTCTGGAGAGGCTCGATCCGCTCTGGGAGGAGCTCTTCCCCGCCGAGCAGACCCGCATCATCCAGCTGCTGGTCAAGCGCATCGACCTCAAGACGGACGGGCTCGAACTGCAGTTGCGAACCCAGGGGCTCGGCCACGTGGTCCAGCAACTGGGCGATTTCCGGAGGGCTGCCTGATGCCTCGGTCTGAGCCCGCCGTCGTTACCATCAAGGTGCCCTTTGCTGTGCGCAAGCGGGGCGGTCGGAAGCTGGTCCTGGCGCCGGACGGCATGCCGGCGCCCCCTGCGGCGCCCCACATCGACAGTACCCTGGTCAAGGCCGTCGCCCGCGCGTTCCGGTGGCAGAAAATGCTGGAGACCGGTCGGTACGCGACCATCAGGGAGATCGCGAAGGCGGAGAAGATCAATCCGTCCTACGTCTCGCGGGTGCTCAGGCTGACGCTGCTGGCACCAGCCACGGTGGAGGCGATTCTGGATGGACACGCAAGCGCGACACCGACGCTCGCGGAGGCGATGGGGGTGTTCCCGGTGGAGTGGGCGACGCAGCGAGGCTACTCGCATCATCGAGCCTCCAGATAAGCGAGCACACCGAGTCCGAATAGAGACAGGATGGTGAAGAGAATAATTTTACTTCAGCCTGAACGGTTTTGTTTAACTAACTTCGACCATTTCAGTGGAGCACTCATCGAGAATAATGACGAGCAGGACAATCCCCATAGTGGTGATAGTCGCCCTGCCTGATGCCGCGGCAAGAACCCGCCGTCGTCACCATCAAGGTGCCCTTCGCCGTGCGCAAGCGGGGAGGTCGGAAGCTGGTTCTGGCGCCGGACGGTGCGCCGGTGCCTCCTGTGGCGCCGCACATCGACAGCACGCTCGTGAAGGC